ATGGTTCCGATAGTAGGCAACAAGCTGCGAGGCAGGGTTCCAAAAATAAATAAGTTTGCAACTATGCAGGACAGGTACGCCCGTCGCGCTATTCTTCGGGTGCTTGGATGGGGAACAATCTTGACTGTGTTGGCTAATGAAGCCAGAGGAGAAGAAACAGACTTCAGGCTTTATATAAAAAACCGTGAAGGAAAGCTTTATGTAAATCCGAACTTCGTGAAAATACGAAACCTAGGCGGTCGTGACAGGTCAGTCTTTGGTCCACTGCACGGGTTACTAAATCTGGTTGCATCTGCTGCTATCACTCCTAAGACGGGAGAAATAGCAAGTCTTGCAAAGCGGGCAATAAATGCTCCAGGCGCAAGTCTTATGTTAGATTTTGCCCGAAACAAAAAATTTGACGGGACACCAATTTACAATCCGAAAGCGTCACTTGGGTATAAGGCGGGGCAAGTGATGGGGCATGTCGCTACTAATATGAGGCCTTTTGCGTTAGATGAATCAATGGAATATATAGGTCCGGGGTTCAACGATTTTAAGGAAGGCGATATCGTATCGGGTGGTATATCTGTACTCGACATGCTTGGAGAAAGTTACGGTGCTTACTCGACTCCCTTGAGCAATTCGGAACTCAGGGACCTGCTTGACATGGAAGAGGACATGGACCCTCAGATGCGCCATGAACTTTATATGATTCTTGACTCTCGCCAGTCTGGATACGAGGCTTTTATAGTCGGGGAAGACTTTGCCCCGAGATACAAAAAGTTCAAGAACGACGTTTACAAGAAGTTTGGTAAACCTTTTGGAGATTTAGATACTCTTGCGAAATCTCAACTGGAAAAGGACCCGGTGCTTGGCCCACAGTACAGAGAGTTTGACCTGATAAGAAGTCGCGCCATGCGAGATGTAGAAGGCTTCGAGGATAAAGGTGCAAGATCCAGAACGGAAAGACGGCGAATACAGAGCGATGCACAAAGTCAGGCCCGTGCTGTTTTAGGCAGGGATATTTTCGACCTGATTGACACGCTTGGGCATCCCCGTCTTGGCAGGTATGTTGATGAAGACGGCGGAAAAATATCTATCAGGAGCAGGTTGTTTGAGTTCGTAGATACAGTTAGCGATATAAATAATACGGCAGAGGGACGTAAGTACCAGTTACAAAGAGATCTAGGGTTTGATCTTCCGTTTGTTCATGACCCTAAGTCGGAGTTCGATAAGATTCTAAACGTGTGGTATAGCGTCTATAGGAAGCACGAAGTAGTAATTCCTCTCAGGGACGAACGAGTTCCGAGTACTCCGTGGAGAGGAGAGCAGCTTGAAGGTAGTTTGGATTGGGATGCAATAAAGGCAGAACACAAGGCGATTTATAATTCTCTTACAGTGCCTCAGCAGAAACAATTAAACGACTACCTTGCAAGAAACGATGATGAACTTGTCTACAGAATAAAACAATTAGCTTTCGACAAGCCGCCTGATTTTCAGAAGACAGAAGTTACCAATATAGTTTTATTCCAGAAAATAAATGTTTTGCGAAATCAATATCAGGCATCTCAACCGAAGATTGAGAGGCCGTTAGTTGTACCTTCAGTCCCCGAGATCCCGGAGAGATGGTGGGAGCAGGCTGAATGACAATAACAAATAGATGCTTTATTATTTGTGAAACCCCGAAAGCGGGATATGCCATCTGACGGTGTCATGTTCTGGAGAAAAACAAAATATGGTTACTGAGCGAAATGATGCAGGAACGGAATCCGCGGTAGAGGTTACCGATGTTCCGCCGAGTCCTGACGAAACTCCGGTAGAAGCAGTTGCTGAACCGGAGGTCGAACAGGATTTGTCGGAAACGGCAGACACACCTATCGGGGTTGCACCTCAGACTGATTCTCAGACCGAACCTCAGAGTACGGAAGGAACTACACCACAGTCAGACCAGGAGTTTCGCAAGTACCAGTCTGCTACCGATAAGCGGATAGCAGAGATGGAAACGCAGCTTCAGCAGTCAGAGCAGGCGCGGGCTTTAGCCGAACAGAAAACCAATGTCAACAACTTAGAGGCAGAGGTAGCTGCATACGGTCAGGAACTGACCCAGCGATACATAAATCAGGGTCTGGACGATACGACCGCACAGCAAATTGGCGGTCAGCAGGCTGCTCTTGCCAAAGAAGCGTATGTTGCGAAAGTTCAGGCGGAACAGGTAACGGTCCGGCAAAGGCAGGTTGAAACCGAGTTAAACTCGCGTACACAGCTTGCCAAGGCATATGAACTGTCGTCACAGTACGGCGTTCCTTATGCCGAGTTGCAGGACTTCCCTGACCCGCAGTCTATGGAGAGGCACGCGAAGGCACTGTCAAGGATTACGAAGCTGGAAAAGACAGTCCAGCAGGTAACCCCGGGACAGCAGATGAGCGGAGCCACTCCTGCTGCTGATGTAGCACCTACCAACGCTGAGGACGTTTTAGACAGATATAACGCAGGTGATCCTGCGATAAGTACAGAAATGGCACGTTCTGCTTCTCAGAAGTTAGGACTTACCATCTTCAACTGAGGTATAAGAAATGGCTACTGTACAAACCAGTACCACTGGGAATCTACAAAACATGTCGCGAATTATGCTCGCGGCTGCCCGATACACCGAAGAGCATAACGCTCCTATGGTGGGGCTTGTTGAGAAGTTCAATCTCAAGAAGGGTGACTACCAACTCACAATCCCCAAGGTTGCACAGATGGATGCAGAAGACCTTGTAGAGGGTCGCGATATGGTCGATAGCGAGGACATTGATGTTTCAACTGTCACCGCTACTACCGCTGAAGTGGGACTGAAGGTAATTATTACCGACACCCTTCTCCAGCAGAACAACGAAGATGTCTTCAAGATCATTGGTCGCCAGATGGGTGACGCAATGGCTCGCAAGAAGGACACAGACATCATTGCTTTGTTTCCAACCCTAAACGGTGGAACAAAACTTGGTGCTGACAACGCAAACTTTACCCTTGCTAACGCATCGGCAGTTATTGCTACCGCAAAGGCAGATCAGTTTGGTTCCGACATTTTTGTCGTACACCACCCTAATGCTCTTTGGAAGTTGGCAACTGATGTAGGTAACACTCTTGCTACCTACCCGCTCCCTGACGCTTTCAATAAGCCAGCAGTAAAAGATTACTGGACAGGCATTAAGCTTTCAGGCGTTCCGTTCTTCGAGGATGGAAACATTCAAACTGTAACCGATAACTCTGGTTATGGAGTTATCGCTGACAAAACAGCTATGGGTCATCTTGCTGCAAGGGCAAGGCGAGAAGAGCGTGAGCGGGACATTTCCCTGCGAGCGTTTGAAGTAGTCGTTACCGAAGACTATGCAGTCTTTGAAGTTGATGACACCCGTGGTGCTGCAATCCAGTACGAAATCGGAAACCCATCAACTAGCGCATAGTTAGTTTTTCAGGAGGCTCTTGTGGTTAAATCTGGCTTACAAAGTATGACTGTAAGGGGCGTTACAAAACGCTCTTACTGGAAATATGAAGCTGATTCGGATGAATGGGTTGAATGTCCCAATCTTCCTGTTTCATATGAAGACGTATACTTAGAGCGAGGCTTCCGCAAGAGTCCTCCTGAAAAAAAAGAGGTCGCGCCGGAACTGTTTGCCGAATCGGGGGCATCCGCCCCTGACGAGTCAAGGGTGACAGCGGAAGTCTCGAAAAAGGCGTAACGATAGACCGAGCCTTTTAAAACTTATCGGTTTATCGCAGGATAATTAGACAGCCTGTAAACAGGTATTGAGGAATAGAAAATGGCATTTCCAACTGTAGTATCTGGTTCACCCGGATACGACAAGACCGCCACTACGACGCAAAAGCATCGTCTTGGCACAAAGATGGTTTATAACGACGGACGGGTCTTTTATTACTCTTACGCAGCCGAAGCTATTACGGCTGGTAAAGTAACGATGGGTTCACAAACATCATCAGGGCATCTAACAGACCTAGCTGTTGCTGCTGCTGCTGCTGCTGGCGCAAACCAGATCAAACTCACCAACTCTACTACTGCTATCACTGGCAGCGGTAAGTACACAGGTGACTTTGGTACTCGCGGTGACTATGTAGATGGCTACGTTTTTATTAATGACCACGGTTCATCTGGTACTGGTGAAGGTCAGACTTTTACAATCGCAGACCACAGTTCAGCAACTGCAAGTGGAACCTTGACCATTGATCTTTACGACAATGACTCGGTTCAGACTGCGCTAACCACTGATTCACAAGCAGGTATTCACAAGCCTGTTGGACATTCGGTAGAAGTTTGGGATGCATCGGACATTGACGGTCCAGCTTTGGGAGTACCAACTCACGATATTGCATCGGGAGAATACTTCTGGAACCAAACCGCAGGACCCGCAGCCGTACTATCTGGCGGGACTCTTGTTCTTGGTAACGAAGCTTATACTTCTACTGACGGTGCAGTAGACCCATCGGCTTCTGACAACTCAGCAGAGTGCAGGGTGGGAACAGTTCTTGCTGCTGCTGCGGACACTGAATACGCTTTAATTGACCTTGCAATCAAGTTCTAGTCATCTAGGAGGGCTGGCATGGCAAAGGCAAAGCTGTGGCTTCCTGTATCCGCAGGGAATCAAAGGCGTAACCTTCGTCAGGTCAGCCCTCCTGCTGATTTAGAGCGCGTTATAGGGTCGGTGGAGGAGGAAACCTTCAACGTCGGTCCAAACGGGCAGCCTGTGTATATTCCCGGTGCAAGCAAGCTTACTGGCAGTCAGTTGCAGGAGATTCTGCATAAGGCTGCTGAACAGGCAGAGGAAGAAGCAAAGGCGGCACAGCCTGTACCGGCTGTAAGCAAAGGAAAAAAAGATGACCTTAAAGGGGCGTTGAGGTCTATAGCAGACTGGCGCAAAGAGAAGCGCAGTAACAAGTAGAGGTTATCGTGGCTGCAATACAAAGCAGGACCAGAGAACAGATACGTCGCTCCGTTGCAGCTAACCTCGACCAGTTGCCTGCAAGTGCCGCAACAGGCACGGGTAGTTCCACAACAATCGTTGATGCCAGCACTCTTGGCGGGGACGACGAATATAACGGTGGCTGGATTTTATTTACCTCCGGTGCCAATGACGGGGTTATCCGTCGTGTAACGGATTACACCAGTTCGACCGGTACGTTCACCTTCAAGCCAGCAGCAGGTTCTACATCTTCCGACGATTCCTACGAGTTCTGGAGGTCTGAGTATCCACCTGCACGTATCCACGAATTTATTAATGATTCGATTATCCAGCGGACGGCACGCGGCCTTGTGATTGACGAGGACATCTCCAACCACGGGCATATCAGGGACAGCCGTTACGACATCCCGTCTGCGATGGTTGCGGTATCCCAGATTGACTACAGGTCTGATTTTTCTGGAAAAAGAGTTGATGAAGCCAATACCGCTTGGACGCAGGGAACAAGTGTAACTATTACTGCTGACTCAGAGGATTTCAAAGCCCACAGCAGCGCAACACGGATGTCCCTAAGCAGCGTATCCGCAGGAACTATGGGATATAAAGACATCACATCCATAGATCTGCGTAAGTACGATACTCTTGAGTTCTGGTTCAAGTCTTCCGACGCTCATGTTGCAGGAACCTTAACGATTGTTTTAGCAGCAGCATCTGCACTAAGCAGTGCAAAGGAAACTATTAACATCCCTGCTGCTGATGCCAGAACATGGACGTATATGAGGGTGACTCTTACGAACCCAGAAGAACTCTCAGCTATTACATCTGTAGGAGTTAAGTACGTTTCGGGGGATAATTCAAGGTATATCTGGATAAACGACATCAAGGCCGTGCAGACGGAGTCAGCCGTACATAACAGGCTGTGGTCGGGTTCTTACAGGATAGACCGTGAGGCGCGAAAAGTGTTTCTTACGGAAGCAGCCCGGAAAGAAGTGGGATACAACCTCATACGACTGATCGGGTACAAGCTGCCGTCCCTCCTCAGTGCTGACTCAGACACGGCAAACATAGACCCGGATCTTGTCGCTGCACGCACCACGAGCAAGGCACTGTTCAGCCTCGCAAGGGGCAGGACGACCGATCCTGACGACAGCGACAGGAGAGCCGCCTTCTACGAGGGCGTGGCAGCCCAGGCAGAACGCTCACTGCCTGCACTCAGGCCCGGCACCAAGATGGTGGACTGATGGCTTCCGTTATAGATAAGAGTGAAATCCTGCTGAACAGCCAGCGATACAGGATTGCAGGGCCGGTACGCAAGACGCTCGTGAGCATCGCTGCCCCGAGATTTACCATCGGTGACACCCAGCGCGGTGCTGACCCAAGGGCTTCTATCCTCACGCAAAACGACTTTCGTGGCGGTATCGGCTGGAACCGTGGGTTAGACCCGGGATCTGTTGACAGGGCATGGTGGACTAACTGTCAGACCAGATTCAAGGGACACGTTCTTCTTCCAAGAAAGCCGACGGCAGTAACCAATGAGAATACAGGTGAGATTAATAACATTACCGAGTTTCAGGTAACCGGCGAGGCTTCATCAAACATTTATGTCTTATTTAGAGATGGGGATTTATACAGGTATACAAATACTGACGACGGGTGGGATACCTTAGCTTTTACCCTGACGAACCCTACATCTCAGACGATTGTATTTACCGATACTACTCCTACGAGTTACCTCATCTTTGCCCAGGGTGATACCGGGTACTCATATACAACTAACGGTACATCCGCAACGAATAAAACAGCGTCCGGGGATAAGGTCGATTACTTTACGATCTGGCACGGGACACTCTGGGGCATAAGCAAAGCAGGCGTGTTGAAAAACTGGGCATCAGGGCCTACCAACACACCAACACTCAAGGCACAGTTGCCCTTACCTAACGGCTATGTGACATCCCTGATTGTTTATCGGGACGCCGGTGGCAGTCCGATTATCTATGCTGCTACCAAGGTTGGGCTGTGGGCTTACGATGAGACTAATAACAGGTGGGAGGAGACAGAGTTAAGGATTCCTTTCCACACGCAGTCAGGAACAGGCGCAATAGTGTGGCGCGATGCTATCTACTTTCCGGCAGGCAACGCTATCTACAAGTACCAGACAGGTGCAAATACGGCTGTCGTAAGCCTTGTCGGATTCGACCGTGACCACGGTGTCCCAAGTGCCTATCAGGGCCAGATACTGAAGCTGATCGGGACACACAACGACCTGATCGCCCTCGTGAACGCCGATATCGCTGAAGTTACTTTCGACATAGTGACCGGCGACGGTATCCTGCCTGACGGTTCAAGCGTGGTTGGCGGTAAGGGAACCTCTACGATACTGGGCTATAACGAGCAGTCCTGGGAGGTTAAGTGGACAGGAGGGAACAATACCGGGCTTAGGGCAGGTACTGTGGGCAGCCCATATAACGAGTACCGGCTCTGGTTTGCGACTGGTGCGGTGATGTACTGGATCGAGTTGTCTCCTGATGTTATAAATCCTGACGAGATCACCGACTTCCAGTACGACACCGGGGGCGGGACGCTTGAGACACCGTGGTTTGACGGTGGGGACGCAGCGGGTAACAAGACTGCGATCAGCTTCCGCGCCGTTACGTCGGGATGTTCTTCCAACGTGAATATAGCGATCTCGTTTGCTACGGACTTTACCGAAACATATACGTCATTAGGGACGATTACGTCTAACGGCACTACGACCTATGATTTTGCTTCCGGCGCGGGTGTCGAGTTCTCTTCTATTAAGTTCAAGGCCGCCCTTGCTACCAATAATGCTGCTAACAGCCCTGACCTGAACCTGATTGAATTAAGGTGGCGAGAGAAGATCCCGCCGAAGTTCGGCTTCAGCGTCAATATCGACACGGCGAAGCCGTTCAAGGGAAAAACGCCGAAGCAGATGATGGACAATATAACGACCGTTATCAACACCAATACGCTTGTTCCGTTTACTTACAGGGACGATGACTCGGACAGGTCTTACTACGTGGATCTTGTAAGTGCCTCCGGTTTCGAGTTCACCGGATTAGATGAAAGGGCGCAGATACAGTTACAACTGGTTGAGACATAATGGCTGAGGCAATCGAGGCTATCCCCACGCCAGAATGGTGGGCAGGAAGTGGTCCTGAATACCTTTGCTGGCAGGCATTGTTAAAACTGGGACTCAAGCCTGATATAGACTTCAGGTATCAGTCACAACTGGCAGGGGGAAGGCAGGATAAGGGGGGGAGGGTTATAGATTTCGAGATTTACAACCCGCCCGATATTGCGATAAACGTACAGGGAGTGTTTTATCACTACGAGAAGGGTGCGGCGGTTAGACAGTCGGACATACTTACAAGAGAATATCTGGCAACACTTGGGATAAGGCTTATATTCGTGGACGAGGATGATTTAATAGACGACGCCAGGGCCATCGTGGCTGATGCACTTGCAGGAGTAGACCGTTCGAGGTTTAGGTAGGAAAAAATATGGCAACAACATCCGTAACGCTATCAGGATTTGTATTCGACAACGCGGGTAACGCCGTTCAGGACGCAGCGGTTGTCGCCTACACCAGCGCGGATAACGCTACTTCAGCCATCTCCGGGCTTACAGACACGACCGACGCAAACGGCAGATGGGATATAACCACTGCTGACGAATCCCAGTACCCAATGGATATCAAGATTACCTTTGGTGCTGCTGTCCGCTGGATAAAGGCAGCTAACGGGATAAACCTCACACGGCTGACCGTGAGCGGGGCTGCTGTCTTTGGAGAGAACGACACAGGTGTGGACGTTACGATGTACGGCGCGACCTCTGGCAGGTACCTGCTGTGGGACGAGTCCGAAGATGCCCTGCACCTTAACGACAGTACAGAGTTAAAAATCGGGTCACTCGCTGCTGGTGACATGGTTCTCTACCATGACGGCACAAACTCTTATATTAAGAACGCAACTGGCGCGCTAAAGATAGCTACTGAAACAAGTGGCATTGCTGTAACCATCGGTCACACTACCTCAGAAGTAACCGTTGCAGACAACCTGACTGTCACCGGGAATCTAACTGTTAGCGGAACGCAGACAATCGTTGACACTGTGACCATGAACGCAGCGAACGCTATTGTGTTTGAAGGCGCAACGGCAGACGGATACGAGACAACGCTGACAATCGAGGATCCGACAGCGGATCGTACAGTCGTTATCCCTAATGTGGGAGGTACGCTTGCAGTTCTGGCAGCAGACAGCGACACAGCTATTACTGCAACTCCGGCAGAGTTAAACCTGATTGACGGTGGTACTGCCAGAGGTACAACTGCAATAGCAGACGGCGATGGTGTCCTTATAAACGACGGCGGCACGATGAGGATGACCACCGTTGAGACTCTTGCTACCTACATGGAAGGCGAGATAAACGCCTTATCTCTTGACGTAACCCTCTCTGGCGCAAGTACATTTTCTGGAACGGTAACGGTTGGTTCTGATGGCACAGGGCATGACGTAAAGTTCTTCGGAGATACAAGCAGTGCTTTCATGCTCTGGGATCAATCTGAAGACGATCTGGTTCTTTCCGGTACCGCACAGCTAAGTATTGACACGGCTACTGACGCGACGAATACGACTTCCGGTTCCTTCCATACCGACGGCGGTGTTGGTATCGCCAAAAAACTATATGTCGGTACTGATCTGGACGTAGCAGGTACATCGAACATAGAAGACACGGTTGTGCTTGGGACGCTAACTGTCGGCGTGGATGACACCAGCCATGATGTGAAGTTCTTTGGAGCATCTGCCGGTGCGTACCTGGAATGGGACGAGTCAGCAGATCAGTTGAGGATAATGGGTGCATCTGCTGATGCAACTACCAGTACAGGCAAGCTTCTTCTCGCTACTTCTAACACAGTTGTTAATGCAAACGACGTTATAGGGAAGATCGACTTCCAGGCACCGCATGAGGCAGGTGGAACAGATGCGATAGAAATTGCTGCATCTATTCAGGCCATAGCACAAGGCACTTTTGCTGCTGACCTAAACGCGACTGACCTGATTTTCTATACAGGACATTCTGAGGCTGCCACTGAGAAATTCAGGTTTACCAGTCAGGGTGAACTGGGTATTGGCGGGGCTACATACGGCTCCAGCGGAGATGTCCTGACCTCTGGCGGCGCAGGTGCTGCTCCTACATGGGAGACTCCAACTACAGGAGATATCACAGGAGTTACTGCGGGCGTAGGTCTTTCAGGTGGCGGTTCCAGCGGGGGCGTAACCCTTACTCTCGACCTTTCAGAACTGAGTACCGTGACTCCGGCTGACGGAGATTTCTTCTCCACGCTGGACTCCGATGGAGCGAACGAACAGAAAACTACAACGACCGCTTTAGCAACTTTGTTTGCCGGTACGGGTCTTAGTGCTTCCAGCAGCGTTCTAAGCGTAGATGCTGCTCAGTCACAGATAACAACAGTAGGCACAATCGGAACAGGTGTATGGCAGGGTACTGCCGTAGCTGCTGGCTACATGGCGCAAGGTACAACCAGCGCAAAGGGCGCACTTGAACTTGCAACAACGGCAGAGATAAATACATCGACTGATGCGGACAGGGCGATGACTCCTGACCTGTACGCTGCTTCCAACTATGGCATCAGGTATGTCCAGATTATGGCTGTTGCAAAAGCGACTGCATTGACGGTAACGGACGGACTTGCTTACTTCCATGTTCCCGCAGGGATGGACGGGATGGACTTAGTTGAAGTTCATGCAGAATGTTTTACTGCTCCTGTCGGCGCAGGGCTAGTAATTGAAATATCTAATAATGGTGCTGCTACTCAGATGCTCTCGACAAATCTCACTATAGACGCTGGCGCAACTGGTAGCGATACCGCAACATCAGCAGTTATTGATACGAGCAATGATGATCTTGATACTAACGACCTAATACAAATCAACTGCACTCAGGTAGGCTCCAGCACAGCAGGTTCAGGCTTGCTTGTGACAATGGGCTTCAGGATTCCGTAATGGCAAACGATAATGTGAATTACCACATAAGTCGGATTTCACAGAACGGTTCTACTACCGTAGCTGTAATTCATATTTTTGTAGGCGGGGTTACGACTGAGGACGAGGTGATTATCCCCGAAGGAAATATTGCCCCTGTCACTCGTTACCGTAACGGTGCATGTTTAACGAAACCGTTAGGGTTTACGATAGAAAAGAGCGGGACTTTATCCAAAGCTGAGATGATTCCTTTCTTAAACGCTGAACTGGCTATAAGGGCAGACGCATTGGGGCTGCCCCCGGTTAAGGACCAGGCCAATGAGTAGTGAGGCTATTGACAGGGCAGAGCATGACCGGGAAGCCACAGCAAGAGCCAAGCTGACAGGTGGGTGGATACCGCCTACTGAGAAGCATCACGGAAGACACTGGGCTACACCGCTGGCAGAACTTCAGGGAGCAACGCCCCTGAATGAACTTGCTTGGTTCAGGATGTTTCAACCGTTATTGCTGGAGATGGCAAATACCGATGAGGGCCGGGAACTCCTGCGTATTCCTGCTGAATGTGGAAAGATTGAGAAAATTTATAAGAACGCCATTCACTGGCGAACAGGTGCTTTTTGGATAGATGACGACGGTTTTATACGGGATGAATGGAAAGCTATCTTTAAGGTCGGGGCTTACTGGGGCAATGTCATTCGGATGAACTGGATTGAGTTCCGTAAGTTAGCCAAGACGTTTTACGAAAGAGAGTACGAGGGCAGGAAAATCTATCGTCCCGTACTGCGGATAGGGGGCGAACTGGTAGCGGCTCATGCCTCAACCACCTTTGCCCCTGATGCTGATCCTGAATCATCGAGTGTTGATGGATATACCATGAAACTCGACAGTTCAAATTGGGATACGACCCATGATTCTGCCACTGGCTCTGGTTCCAGTGACACCGCGGGGGCTGCTAGTGCTATGACCGGAAGATACGCTGCCGGGAATTATCAAATTTGGCGAGGAATAAATGTCCTTGACACTTCATCATTGGGGTCATCAGCGTCAGTTACCGCAGCAATATGGGTTGTGACGAGTTCGGGGATATATGACCAATGTTCTGCCGGGACTCACACTGAAAATAGCTTTGGATATACAGCAATGGCAGAGTGCAACACCTTGGAGTCAGGGACTGATACTGCTATTGCAGTAGGAGACTATAACGCAATCCTCAATAGTGTCGAACTGAGTGACCAGAAAGATAATGGAGGCTCCGGTGGCGGGACATACACCTTTAGTGACCCAACCGGGCTAGCGGCGATAGCCGTAAGCGGGAAAACCCGGTTTATGGCTAGGGAAGGTCACGATATAGGAGATACGGCATTTGTGCATAGCGGAGGTGGCAGTACCGAATACTCAGGTGACGGCCATCGTCAGGCAGATATGGAAACTGAGGGACTGCGCCCTTATTTAACTGTGACCTACGACCTTGTTACATTTATACCTCATACAGTAGTGTTCTAAGGAATAAGCATGACAACAGAGAACAACATCACGATCACGATGCAGGACGTAGACGTAGTAGCGTCTATAAACCCTGACTTCAAACAGCAGTTGCTTATTGCGGCTGTTGCAAGGGATCGCGCTGAGGTAACTCAGGGCATTGAGCAGGAAGCAATAGCGGACAAGGCAAAGAAGTGACAGCGAAACGCGGAAGAAGTACCCTGCTTACCCCTTTTATTTACAAGGCCATTGTCAAGGCGGTCGAGCAGGGGAACTGGACAACGACTGCTGCCAGGTCTGTCGGAATAGAACCGCGCCGTATGCAAAAGTGGCTACAGCGAGGCAGGGGCGACCACCCGAGAGCGAAGCCGAAGGAACCGTACATCAGCTTCGCAAAGGATATCGAGGCTGCTATCGCAAAGGCAGAGGCGAATCTTGTACAGGACCTGCGTGGGCAGGAGGACTGGCGTGCGAAGGCATGGTTGCTTGAGCGGGGTCCTGCAAGGGAACGCTGGTCGCCGAATGTTACGGTATCAGCACAGATTGCGCCTGCCGTTTCTATCCTGGACACCCTCCGAAGCAGGGCTGCTGCGATAGAAGGGGGCGATGAGATCGAACCGTTACAACTAGCAGAGCCTGTCGAAACAAAGGCAGAAGTAAAACAGGAGTCTTCTAATGCCAAGAGTAGGTAAGCGTCATTTCGCATACACGTCTAAAGGTCGAGCCGCCGCGAAGCGAGCAGCAAAACGCACTGGCAGGAAGATGACTAACACTCGCCGTAAACGCAAAGTCTAATGGCAGGCATTATTCACGGGAGGGCAACAGCATCCTCCAAAGGGCGCGAGCCAATCCGGTTCACTCCACTTCCAACTCCTATTAAGTATCTGTTGTTAGAAGTGCCGTCTGAAAACAAAGGCGAGGTTTATATTGGCGGTTCCACGGTAGCCAGCAACAATGCCCCTGCTATCGCTAAGGGAACAACAAGAGAGTTTACTTTCAGGCACGATGTCAAAGAGTCTCCGGGAGATCTTTCGGACTTTTATGTACACTTTGGGCATAATGGAGATGTGGTTAACTATCTGGCCATAACTATTTAGGAGGGCAAGTATGGTAAATAAACCAGAACAGGCAACAGAGAACCCGGGTGTTGAAGAAGATGCCAGCAGTCCTAAGAAGGCTCCAGCAGCTAAGAAGAAAGCAGCAACGAAGCGCAAGGCTAAAAGCAGAAGCAAGTCTGCGGTTGCAAAAAGCAAACGGCGCAAGTCGCCTGCTAGACCACTAGCACCGCCTCCTCCACCGCTAACTATGGAGGAACTCAGGGAGCAGGGTGTTCAGGCCAAACAGGAAATCGTAAGCGCAGTTGTTGAACCGGCAGTCGAAGCTGTTGGCTCTCTGTCACAGACGATAAGAGACACGATTGGTGGAGCCTTCGCTGGCCTTCTCAGTCGTAAGCGCAGGAACGACTAATGCATCCACTAAGCTGGATGTTCAAATACTTTATCGGCGCGATTGTCGGAGCAGCCACAGTTGTTCAAGCTGTAAGGATTGCTAAGTTTGAATTGGGGAACACTGTTGAGGGACTGATATTTCGTCTTGGTGTTCACCCTGATAAACACGAGAGGGATGATGGGTAGCTTTGACAATTCAATCATCGGATTTCGCCGGAATATTTTCGGTAGAATAAACAAGTTAGGTGTTCTCAATTTGAGGAACATCAGGAAAAAATAGAGGGTTAAATGCCAAACGATCCAATCATCATAGGTATAGCGGTTATTGCGATAGCTGTTCTGGGCTACACAGCCATCAACGGAATGTTGAACAGCAGCAAGGGCAGTAAAAAAAAGACCGATAAAGGCGTGTAGTCTTTGAGCCTCTCCGCTTACGAGCGGGGGTACAGGTTTGGTCAGCGTTTTAGGAACACCGTACTCCTGTCGGTTCTGGCATGGAGTATCGGGGCAGGGGCTACCTTCTGGTGGCATCCAGAGGTGTTTGCGTTCCTGCTTGCCCCCGCAGAAGAGATGCTATCGCCCTTTGATGGGCGACCCACCTTCTCAGCACCCCAGGATATGTTTTCGGCTACCCTGAGTCTGTCTATGAAGGGCGGGCAGCTTGTAGCGTTCCCTGTTCTGGTAGTGGGCGCGCTTGCAATGCTCAGGCCCCTTGTTCCACGACGGTTCTGGCTATTCGTAACAATATACTCAGCAATCTCGATTGCGATGTTCGCGCTGGGCGCGTCATTCGTATTTTTTACGATGATCCCGGTTTCTCTCCAGTTCTTACTCACGTTTGGCAAGGGGATCGCGGAGCCTGTAATCCTGTTATCCGAATACCTGGCACTCTTGCTGTCGCTGCTCTTTTGGATCGGTGCTGTGGTTTTCCAGTTACCTGTCGTGATGCAGCTTCTGGCTAAGTTCAGGCTTGTTCCTTACGCGAAGGCGAGGAACCTGCGTAAGTGGGTTGTACCAACAGCTTTTATCTTCGCAGCCCTCATAACTCCATCGTTAGATGGGACGCTAACTTTTCTCGTTGCCCTACCTATGCTGATTTTGTACGAAGTCGGATTGCTGGCTGGCTGGCTTACGCATCCAGACGGCGACAACTACTTTGCTGACCTGCCTATGGTTCAGAGGGGGCATCGGCTGGTGGTCAGGATATACAGGGCGATCAGATCAGGGGCTGTGCGGGTTGCCCGAAAGATACGTGAGGCGATAGGGTTAGCAGTGAGGGCAGTCCAGCGTGGTGGTGAGAAGATTGTGGAATGGTGGAAACGCTGGGGCTAAACTATTTGTTGGTCGTTCTGTTTCTGTCTGGTTACAGGGCGACCGCCCTCTTTGCGCCCCTCGTCGGCTTAGTCTGGCGGGGGGCGTTTGGCTAGAGGGTAGCGAAGGAAAAAAAATGACCCTGCCCGGAGAATCACCAACAAGGCAGGGTCAAAAAGAGAGGAGACAATCCGGGAGAAAACAGGCTACATAACTGATTAAAACCGGATGCTCATGAACGAGTCTATCACAGACTATCACATAGGCATCTCATCGGGGTCAGTCAGGCTGTCGTGATGCGTCAGCCCTGCTGCCAGTGCCGACCATACGTGGCCGGAGATGCCACGGAGAGGCCCCGGAGCAGTCTCCCAGCCAGTCTGGTTGCATTCGCTGCACGGAGGCCGTCCTCTGCCTGCCCATCCTTTGCCCTTGCAGACGATGCACTTCTTCCCGCCTACGGCTACCTGGTCGCCACCGAACTTGTCGATGATCGCCTGCCTGACTGTTGAGTCGTTGGCGCGGGGACTGCCACACAGGTGCAGTTTTATATCAGGTCGCTTTATGTAGATAACCTTCAGCTTACAGACGTTAGCTGCCAGGTAATCAAACCTGCCGGTCCAGCGTACTGTCTCAAATACGTCCCTGCCCACAGGCATCCCGTAGTGTCCGACATCCTCTATTACGA